TTCGTCGATGGCACCTTCTTCATCTGCATCAACTATGACGTAGTCGAAGTGTCCGCCATGGATCTCGTGAGGTCCTGGGGCCTTGTAGAGCATTGTTGCGTTCTTCATTTCAATCTCCTGATTCTATGGTTGTAACCCCGGAGGCCTAACCTCCGGGGTTATTAGTGGTTAAACCTGGCTGAACAAAATGATGCCGCTCATCTCAGGTTGCTTGTTCACAACACCAAAAAGAGTGTCCAAGCGGTACTTGGTTTTCATTGTGTTGATGTCGTAGAACTTCTGCATGACCAACTCGATACCTTGATCGGTGCTGGCGCGCATCACTGCGGTACCTGCATCTTCCGGCACTGCGTAGCGGCCAGGCAGGATTTCCAAAGCATCCTTTTGCCAGAACGGGTTGATGTTGGCAGCCACTGTGTTGAGGAATGTAAGTGCTGCACCGTTGGCAGGAGTTGCAGTGACGTTCTGGTACTCAAGTTCTGCGTCCGTTGTACCACCACCCGAGATGATCGGAGGAGTGATCTGGATGGTACCAGCGCCACCAGCACCAGTGACGATGGCGCTGACACGGAAGGTCTTCAGTTGGCCAGTGTCCTGCTTGGTGATGTGGTGCACAGCATTAACGCCAGCAATCGTGAAGGCATCACCGACCTTGACCGTGCCGGACACAACACCGATGGTGATGGTCTGGAAGCGGTTGTCAACGTTGGAGACTTCACCCGTGCTGGCCGTGCTGATGGACTTCGGAGTGTAGTACTGGTTGGCGCCATTCAGAGTCACGGTCACACCAAGCGCAGCGGTCAGACGGTTGGCGTAGTCCAGCTTGAAGGTCTCAAAGCCAGCCACGTTACCCACAAAAGACTTCTCGTAGGCGGTCACAGGCTTGCCCTGCATCGTGCCACGGCCTGCCAAGTTGCTGGCCATGTTGTTGTAGTCGCGGCTGGAGAATGCGGCGTAACGGTCGAAGGCTTGGACACCCTGCTCGTTCATGACTGCGTCCATCAGAGCGACGTCGTCGTAGCCAGTGGCAGCAGTGGTACGCTTCACGACCAGTGAACCTTGGTTGGACGCGACGTTCATGATGGCGACGTTGATGTCGGAAGCCAGTTTCTGCTTTGCAGCATCGCCCAAACGGTTTTCTTGCAGTGAGTCACGCAGTTCCTTAGCGGTCAGTGTCCAAGGCACAGACTTGCTGAAGCCAAGAGTAGCCGGGACGGCGAGTTGAGCGTAGTCTTTGAAGTTGGTAGTCATATCAGTACCACTAAACGACTGTGCAACGTATGGTTGTGGGCGCCAGATAGTATCCGCAGCGCGTTCCATCTCGGTGCCGTTGGTTGGGTACACAGCCACATTGCGGCTCAGGACGAGGGCGTCTTGGAAACCCTCAAGGATGTTTTCGAACGCGATGCGTTCTTCCTTGTTGAACGTGTTAACACACAAGATCATACCTGAGCGGACCATGTGAGAAAAGAGGGCTTTGTGCAGCACATCGCCCACGAAGATAATTATTGCCAATAAGCGTTTCATTTGTAAGTCTCCTAATTGTTGATGAGTTTGGTTTATGACTGACGCTTCAACCGTTTGTACGCGATGACCTTGGTATGGTCACCGGTCTTTTCGGCGTCGGCGCGTAGCCGTTCGAGTTGAGAGTCCACCGTACCCGAGACGGATCCGGTTCCACGCACTGTACGTTCTGGTGCAGGTGCTGCCTTGCGGTTAGTTACTTTCAATTGAGTCTCCAGTTTTGCTACCGCAAAGGCGTACTTCACGGGGTCAGTAATTGAAGCAAGCTCTTTCGCTTTCTTCGGGTTCTTGCCAAGTGCATAGACCAACAATGCTGGGTTTTCAGCACCTTGCAGCATGATACCTTGTTGTGTGGCGGAAAATGTTTCCTGCACAACGCCTTCGGCATCATCAAAGTCCTTGACCTTCAGTTCGGTTTTGGCCTTACCATAGGACGACAACTTTGCTTGCCAAGCTTCATTTGTAGACTTGGCTTCGGCTTCCGCCTTGGCTGCCTGTTCATCGACTTGGCGCTTCTGCTTGTACCAGTTCTCCAACGCTTGCTCGTACTTGTCAGCGTCGTAGTCGTGGTCTTCGAGTTTAGGCTTAGTGCCCAGGGTGACGGCAGGCTTGGTCTCTGCAGTACCGGTTTTCAGCTTCTCTTCCAACTCACGGATGCGGCGCTTATCTTCACGATTGGTCTTGCGCAGTTCACGAACCCATTCAGGCGCGTTCGCGTGTTCATCTTCGGCGGGCGGCGCTTCCTCACCAATGGTCACAACAACGTCAGATTCAGAATGCTCTCCGTTGCCTTGACCTTCACCTTCAGCAACTTGGCCTGTGGCCTCGTCGTTGGCAGTGCCAGTCTCGACTTCCAGGTTCATACCTTTATCTTCAGCTGCTTGACCTTCTACCTTTATCTTCATTTCTATGACCCCATTCAAACTCACCCGATAAGGAGGCCGGGTGGATACCTCGTTCACTGTGCGCTTGGTTGAGGTGGTGGCGTCTCACCACTGGGCATCGCCTCACCAAGAGCTTGTACTAAGTCCAGCAAATGTTGCCGCTGTCCAATGTCAATGTTTGCCAACGTCTCAGCCGTCTTGGCTTTCGACTCCTGGGCTTTGGCCACAGTCAGTACGGTATCTGCACGCGCTTTGACTGCTTGAGCCTGGGCCTGATCAGCCGACGCCTTGAGGAACTCTGAATTGGGATCAGGTGGAGTGTTCTGGATCTCGACCTGGAGTTCTTTCATCTCCTCATCCGTTGGTTTTACAACGCCCATTTTAATCAGTTTATGGCGGAAATAGTCACGAACTTCACTAATTCCTTCGCCTTCCATGTTCATCATGGCCATGGCGCCGAGGACCTGAAGGGTCTCTGGGTCTTGTGTGATCTGCATCATGCCAGTCAGGGACCGCACAGTGCTTTGCTTCTTGCTAGCAGAAGATGGACCAACGTCCACAGATACATCGAAGTCGGCACTACCTAGGTCATTCTCATGCTCAATCTCATCTGTCTCTTGGTTAACCATCGGACGCAGCAACTCGATACCCTCGACCTCACCAGAGGCTCCTACGCCCTTCATCTTGCGGCCTTCATCAACTAATATGTCCTTAGCCATGGAGAGCCAGATTTCACCAGAGCGGCGGATGGCCTTGCTCATGTTGCTGACGTAAATGAACGTCTGCATGTCGAGCTTGCCTTGGATCAACTCCACAGCCTTGCCGCTGATATTGGGCTGGAACTGTTCACCTGCTTGCTGGTTGCCCAAGACGTCTTGCATGTCCTGCTCAGTGATCTGAAGCAGAGCAGCCATGGCAGGTGGAATTTCAGGTGCCTTGGTGTAGGCCACAGGACCCACAGCAGTCACGTTGCCATTGCCATCAGTCAGTGGGTTGACCAGCAAGTATGGGTAGTTCTTGATGTTATCCTCAGCCCACATGATCTGGTGGGACGCGATCTGTTCAGGCGTGAAGATGGGCTTCTCAACCGAGCTCATGGCGCTAATCTCGCCGAGCTTCGATAGCTGCATGTTCTTCAAGCGCTGAGCATCCTTAGCCAGACGGACATGGCCCATGCAGCGTTCAATGTTGTCCACAAACCAGCGCTTACCGTACATGGGAACAATCGGGATGTGCTTGCCAGCGATGAAGCCGCAGTCTTCAAGTACACCTTTGCCGCTCATGATGTACTTGTGGATCTTGCGGCGCTTGACACGCTTCTGGCGAGAAAGCTTGAAGCCAGTGGCCGCCAAAGTCTCTTCCAATGTGTCGTCGTTGTCGAGCTCAGTCTGATTGACCTTGCGCTCAGTGCCATCGAGGCCGCGGTAGAAGTAGATAGTCTCCTTGGCTTCTTCGACATGGTAGTACTCGGCCACGTAGACGACATCGGGCGTTAACCAATCGAACTGGCGTTGGTACACGACCTTCGGCCACGTGGCTGGGTCGTCATTCCACTCGTCGCGGAAGGCCTCATGAGTCATGGATGTCAGCACAAAGCAGGACTTGGCGTCGGACTTGTCTTGACGTTTGGCGTTCAGGTCAAAAAACACAGACGAGTCCGCATCGAAGATCGGCTCAAAGCGGATCCGCTGGTACTCGTTGTCCTCGTCTTCTTCATCCTCGTACTCAGCACGCAGACGCCAAGCACCAAAGCCACCACCGACCGCTTCCTCAAAGGCGTTGTCATAGGCTTCTTCAGCGCAGCTGTCTTGCTCATCGGCACGGTACAAAGACGAGCAGGCCTCGGCCAGTTGGTCGTTGTCCTTACCTTCCTTGTTGACGAACTCCACAGTGATGCGGTTGTTGCGGTACTCATTAAAGATGCGGATCACGGCCAGATGGACCTTGTTCACCTCAAAGCGTGGCTTGTTCTCGAACTGGGTACCAAGCGGACCTTCCCACTGGGCTCCGGCAATGGAGTAGAAGCGACGATCCTGCAGGCATTGCAGGCGCTCGTCTTTAAGTGACGATTGGATCTTGCCGAACTCACGCACGGCCTCTTCATGGATGGCGTTGAGGCGCTCTTCTTTGGTTTGGCGTGCCATGTGCTAGTTCCTTGAATTGAAATGGTTGATGGAAGCGACGGGCTTGGCATCGACGTTCGGGCGGTCAGGACGCAGTGGCCACTCATGGTCAACACAATAGCCGATGGCCGTGGTGATGTGCTGATAGTCGCTGTCTTCTTCAAGGAAGGTGCTACCCTTCTTGATCTGAACCGTGGCCAGACCCTTGTGGGCATACTTCGCTTTGTCGATGTTCACAAACAGACTGGTCTCGCCCTTGGCATTCCTGATCTTGGCGCGCACAGAGTTCTGACGGTCCTTGATGGCAGGAGCAGCAGGCTTGACACGACGCTCGACCTGCCAGTTGTTGGCGCGCAGCACCTGTTCCATCTCGGTGTAGTCAGAGGCATGGCCATGCTTCTCACCGGCGCGTCCTGCAGGGTCACCGTAGATGACGACCTTGCGGTTGGCGTGGTTCTTATACTTCTCAACGAACTCAATAGCCGACTGGCGCGACGTTGCGCTGGTCAGGATGATCTCGTCAAGGATGTAGAAGTCATTGCCACGACGTACACCGATGCCTGAGCTCATGGGCGTGAAGTTGAAGTCATGATGCCACATGATCTGCTCATGGCTCTTGATGACTTCCTTCGTGTGGTTCCAAGGACCGTAGTCCTCATACACTCGGCCCGATGCAGTCTCAAAGCTGGCCTCATACTCCTGGCGGTACTGACGGGGCGACATGCGGCGCTTGGCGGCTTCAATCACGTCAGGTGGAAGGATGTCTGCTGACTTCCAAGTGTACAGCTTCCAATCAGCATCGCCGCTGGTCCGAGCGTACTCAGCCATCTCGTAGTAGTGGTTCAAGCCGTCAGGAACACCGATCAACCAGCACCATGGACGGTAGCCTGGCTTCAGTGGGTTGAACGTGTCAAGGGCAGGGCTGATGTTCTCCTGCCATGCACCTTCACGCACGTCTGCGATCTCATCGATAACGCCGCCGATCCAGAGCACACCCTCCATACGTTGAGGTTGGTCAAGACCGACAAGGCTGATGGTGCTGCCATTAGGTAGACGGATCTGGAGTTCAGACTCACTGACTGAGCGGTCACCGAGCACAGAGGTAAAGGCGAGGCGCTTGAGGTCAGACCAGTAGATCCTCTTGACTTGGTCTCGAGTGGGAGCAGCAACGAAGTAAGGACCTGGTTCACGCATGGCCTCACGTACAACGAAGCGCTTGGCTCTCTCAGTCTTGCCAGACCGACGACCTGCTGGTACCACCTTAAACCGCACCTTGTCATTGACTAAGTCGGTTTGAACAGAGTGCTCAGTGAGTGGATACCAGCGCTCCATGTCCTTTTGGTGGGAGAGGTCTATCATACTGGTAGCTTCTCCGCAATGGCCTTCAATGTGTCAGACACCACGTCAGAGTTCCCAGTGATTGAGACGGTTTGCACAGCAAGTCGCGGTGCGTAGTAGGGGGAAGATGCTTTTGCTGCATCAATGCGTGTGGGGAAGTCAGCGTAGATTTCTTCTTCCACAAGATCGCGGCTCTTCTCATTGCCCTTGGCGTCATACTTGACGACCCAGCGCTTGTGCTTGATGCCTTCGCCGCGGCTAACTAATAGCAACCACTCGTGTGGGAGCAGTCCTGTTTCAGCGGCAGCCTGTTTTGCCTTGGCTGTGACCTTGGCCACCGCGCCTTTTGGCCGGCCTGATCCAGGTTGAGCTCCACCACGCGCCATGTTTCCATCTCCACATTTGGTTAAAAGATAATAAATCTCCAATGGGCCGGATCATATCTTGTTCCACGGGATCCGTAAACCGCTCTACCACGTGTGGAGAACTTCGTACACCCACCTTTATGGCGCTACACAACTACGGAGCCACGGCCTGTGTAGCGGCAATGTGTAGCGACCTAAGTTGTTGGTTTATAAGACTTTCTACAGATACTACTCCTCTTTTATATATTTTAATAAAAGAAGAAGAAGAAGAAGAATAGATAATAGAGAGGATAGAGAATAGAGAATAGCGTAGTTCCGCATAATCTGTAGCGGGAGCTAAGATCTGTAGTGGGAGTAGCAAAGCCACCTAAGTGCCTGATCCGTAACGGCTTTCTGCACCTTATGCAGCCCATTTCCTACGCCGCGTAATCCACTGTTTACAGATTACTGCAGCCGAGCTAAAATCCTTCTTGTCTGCTTGGTCGTGTCGCGTCTCCTCCGGTTGCTCCACAACCATGGTCCGCGTCTGTCGCCCTCAGCAAGTGATATGGCCAAGCAGACACCTTTTTCGTGTGGCTGAGCGCATGGTTGGCAGATGCTGAGGCTGCTCATGACAGATAATAAGGACCTGAAGACCAATGGCAACGACAAGAAAGAAAGCAGCCCCGGCTGCTGATCATAAGGCAACTGCACTAGTAGAAGCAAAGCTCAAAGGAAGTGGACTCACTCTCGAAGATGCAAAGCTCTTGAAAATGACGGCACTCGGTGCCCAGCAGACAGCTCAACATCATCAAGCATTTAAGCAGCTCTGCAGCTTAAAGATCGAGTACCTCGATCCTGCAGGGTTTCCAATCTCAGACTGGCCAGGCTCCAAGCCGTTTTACCGGCTCAGGTATCTTGAGACGCCAACAGACTTCTCAGCACTGACCGACAAGAAGCCAGTCCGCTACGTACAAGAACCTAACACCGCACCAGTCGCTTACTATCCTGGCAACCAAGACTGGCCAGCCATTCTCAGTGACCCAGACCAGCCTATCATCCTTACTGAAGGCGAGCTCAAAGCCGCCAAAGCCTGCAAGGAAGGCTTCCCCACCATCGGGCTGGGTGGAGTGTACAACTGGCGCAGTCACCGCCTCGGCATCACATGGCTTCCCAGTCTGGACTCAGTCATTTGGTTGAAGCGCAACGTCTACATCTGCTTCGATAGCGACTACAAAACCAACCCAATGGTGTGCTCAGCACTCCGTGAGCTTGGTGAAGAGCTTCATCGCCGCGGTTGCTTTGTCCATCTCGTCAGTCTGCCTCAACTGCCCGGCCTTGCGAAGGTGGGTCTTGACGACTTCCTTGTCCATGCAGGACCATCAGCCGTTTCGATGTTTCGTGGCTTACTCACTGAAGCCGAGCCCCTAGGCTTGACCGCACCACTTTGGGGACTCAATGAGAAGTATGTCTACGTTCAAGACCCTGGTCTCATTGTCGACCAAGACACTCGGTTCAAGGCATCACCATCAGCGTTCAAAGAGCATCTACAGGCACCTCTGAATTACCACGAGCGTAGTCTCAAACAAGACGGCTCAGTCTCCTTCAAGGCGGTCTCAGCAGCAGCTGCATGGCTCAAGTGGCCGCTCCGCACAGAGGTCACGAAGATCACGTACAAGCCAGGGGATGGCCGGTTCATTGCAGAACCTCGCCCAATGTTCAACATCTGGCCAGGCTGGGGTGTTGAGCCTGTTGAGGACGACGTCACTCCATTCCTTGAACTGGTTGCTCACATCTTCAGTGGCTCAGAGCCAGAGGCTATGGAGTGGTTCCTCAACTGGTGTGCGTACCCGCTTCAACATCCTGGCACGAAGTTGTTTAGCTCTGCAGTCCTTCATGGTATCCGCCACGGCACAGGTAAGTCGTTGATCGGCTACTCGCTGGGTCGTATTTACGGGCAGAACTTCACCGAGATTAGCCAGATGGACTTGCACAACAGCTTCAATGAATGGGCTGAGGGCAAGCAGTTCGTCATGGGCGACGATGTGACAGGATCCAACAAGCGAGCTGATGCCGACTTCTTAAAGAAGCTCATCACGCAGCGCGAACTCCGAGTCAATGGCAAGTATGTGCCAACCTACGTGGTGCCTGACTGCATCAACTACTTCTTCACGGCCAACCATCCAGACTCGTTCTTCCTTGAAGACGACGACCGCCGCTTCTTCATCCATGAGGTTCAAGCAGGCCCAATGCCTGAGGAGTTCTACATGGACTACGACCTCTGGATCGACACTGGTGGCAGCCAAGCGGTATTCCACTACCTGCTGCACCGTGATACCGGCGACTTCAACCCAGCGGCTCCTGCCTTTAAGACAGCAGCTAAGGAGCGCATGATTGCAAACGTACAGTCTGATCTGGCAGGCTGGGTGCGCAACCTCTTGGCTACTCCTGACCATATCCTGCGCGTCGGCGAGATCATCTTAGACAAGGACCTGTTCACGTCAAAAGAGCTGCTCCAGTTCTACGATCCTGCAGGCAAAACAGGTACTACAGCCAACGGGCTTGGCCGCGAACTTGCACGTGCTGGAGTCCGCCAGGTCTGCAGTGGGAAGCCCGTTCGTCTGTCTGATGGTTCACAAGGTCGGTACTACGCTGTCCGCAAGCAAGACGAGTGGATCGCTTCACAACCTCAATTGATCACAAAGCATCTCGAAACTTGGGCGAAGAAGCAAAGCGGCGCGCAAAAGCTTCAAAAATACTGAAACCACATATTTACATCTCTGCAAGAGCGGAATAAAATAGCATCTGCTGAGGGAATTCTCCCAACGCGTTATCAACCAACTAGGAGTTTCATCATGAATGCAAAAGAAATCAAGGCCGCGTTGGCCGACGAAGGCGTGCAAGCTGCTGTGGCAAAGCAAGTTGCTGTTGCTGTGAAGGCCGAGACCAAGCGCGTCCTGACCATCATCAAGGACTGCAAGGAAATCAACAAGGCGGAAGAAGTCAAGGCAACCAAAGTTGTTGTGGCCGACCTGCTGAAAAGCCTGGAAGCCGTCATCAAAAAAGAAGCTGCGTAAGCAAGCTATCTATCGGATAGGAGACTTAGGTCTCCTTTCTTTGCACCTCAATGTAAGTAAGGAGTTTCACATGAACTACACACATATGGTCAAAGTCTTGGCCAAACCTGGTGCAGACATTGTTGCAAGTCTGACACCAGAAACAGCGCACCTTCTGCACATGGCAGTTGGTGTTTCAGGAGAAGCCGGTGAACTGCTCGATGCAGTGGAAGGAGTCTGATCATGCGTTGTTATCTCGTTCAAGGCGGTGGCCGCAAGCGCTACGCCAGCACAAATGCCGATGCAACGGCAACCCGCAATGACATTGTCGAGGCAACTGGGGCCAAGAAGAAGGACATCACCATCGAGCAGACCGACATCCCAGTCGCCAAGGCTGAGTTGCTTGAGTTCATCAACGGTCTGTGTGCTGAGACCGATGTGAAGGAAGACCAGTCATGAGCCAAGTCCGTCTGATCGCATTCACCCAGCCGATTGAGCTGGAAGGTGTTCAGACGGGCGAGGAGTTGGTGGCCTACTGCGCACGGGTCTCGAACCCTGCCAATCAGGCCAACCACGACACTGCTCCTCGTCTGCTCAGCTATCTGGTCCGCAACCAACACTGGTCTCCCTTCGAAATGGCTCATGCAGTCATCGAGATCAAAACGACCCGCGACATTGCCCGCCAGATTCTGCGGCACCGCTCATTCAGCTTCCAAGAGTTCAGCCAGCGGTACGCTGAGGTCGTGGCCGAACCTGTCCTGCGTGAAGCCCGTCTGCAAGACACAACAAACCGTCAGAATAGCACTGAGTCTCAGGATTTCGCACTGCGTGCATGGTGGGATGATCAACAGGCTTGGCTCGCTGAGCAGGCCATGAAGGTCTATCAGGACGCACTCAACCAAGGCATCGCCAAGGAAGTTGCTCGTGCTGTCTTGCCTGAAGGTTTGACGCCGTCGCATCTCTACATGTCCGGCTCTGTTCGTAGCTGGATCCACTACATCCAACTGCGGACTGGCAACGGCACACAGAAGGAGCATCGTGAAATAGCAACCATGTGCAAACTGGCCTTGTTACACGTCATGCCATCACTCACGGAGATGCTCAATGAAGCGAAATAGTTACCGCTCAGACTCATGGCTCGAGTGGATTATGACCTGGTCCTTTATCCTTATTGGCATTCCAGCAGGGCTGGCTTTCTCAGGTCTCTTCATCAAGGTCCTGTTTAACTGCTTCATGACAGGTTGGAGTCTACTATGAATAAGGCGTTCGCAACTTTGGGCCTGCCCGATACTGCAACGCCTGCAGAAGTCAAGAAGAAGTGGCGTGAACTCTGCATGATCCATCACCCTGACAGGGGTGGTAATGCTGTGGAGTTTAATGGCATCAGACAGGCTTATACAATAGCCTATGAGGAGGCTAGCAAGCCCAAGGCGTGCCCTCAGTGCACCGGTACAGGTAAGACTAGTCATGCCTATGGCTTCAACTCAGTCGACCTGCCGTGTCAATTGTGTGGAGGTTCTGGTAAAGCTCAACAGAGGGAGGAATTGAAATGAACTTACAAGAAGCAAGAGCGGCACAACTTGAGGCTATGGCAGATAAGCTGGAGTCCGATGCGCTACACTCTGACGCAGAGGCGCTTAGAAATTGTGCCAGACAGTACCCGTTAGTGTTCAGTAATCTTGAAGCTGACTACGCCCTCCTAGCTGCTTGCGTGGCAGCGATTGAGGCACAGACTGTTGAGTGCGAAGACTGTAGAGGTGACGGATATTCTGAGTCCGAAGTACCTAACTCAATGTCTTACCGCAAACACTGCTGTGAAACCTGCAACGGAAAAGGGAGAATTGTTAAATGAAACCAATGCTTGCGTCACCTGCCGGCCCAGTCATTCCATTCCCAATGCTACTCAGCCCAAAATTGGATGGTATTCGCTGTCTGATCATTGACGGAGTTGCTGTTGGACGTAGTCTGAAGCCGATCCCCAACAAGTACGTGCAGCAACTGTTCGGCCATCATGAGTTCAACGGCCTTGATGGTGAGCTGATCGTTGATTCACCCATTGCCAAGGACGTATTCCAAGTGACTACCTCAGGCGTCATGAGCATCGAAGGTCAGCCCAAGGTGAAGTTCTATGTGTTTGACGACTTCAGTCACGAGGCTGGGTTTGCTGAGCGCTTGGACATGGCCTTCAAGCGGACCAAGCGTCATACCCACTTTGTGCAGGTACAGCATGATAAGGTGAACCG